CTTTAATTTCTTTCTTAGTACTCTACGTTGGAACTCTGTTGTTCCACCCCAGTATCCAAAGACACCATTCTTAAGTGAGTAATCTAAACACTGTTGTTTAACTTCACAATTGTTACAGATTTTTTTAAGCATATTAACATCTCTATATGTAGAACTACCATCTGGTACAAAGAACTCTTCTGAATCTACACTTCTGCAGTTAGGTTCACCTTGCCAGTCTGGGTATTCCATTTATCCTCCTGTTGAGTAGAAGCCTGAGCCATTAAACTTGACCGCTGGTACTGACCATATACGCTGCATAGTTTCACCACAAGTTGAGCAGGCTGGCGGTATATTTTCGTTTACTTCAATTACATCTGAACAACAATTACATTTAAAATCAAACAGTGGCATTAGTCAAACTCCTGACCTGTTGGGTGAGGGAGTGTGACCATAGACCCACAGTTAACGCACTCTCCATCAAGGAAATAAAAGCATATTTCACCTTGGTCAAATGCAACAAGCGCATGAAATACATCCCCTCCACATACGCAAACATCTCCAATAGATTCTCCTCGCAAGTCCATAGCGTGTGAGTAATCCGTTGGATGTAGTAACTCTCTGATTTCTTTAACGACATCATTCTCCTCGTTGGTCATCATCTGCCTCTACTAAATCATCATCAGGCTGTGGCTTCCATCCGCCCAAATTTCTAATTAGAGATGCAATAGTTCTTTGAACTTTCATCCGTGCACCATCTGGTGTTGTATCCAACTCTTTGGCTGTTTCACTCCACTCAGGATTGTCTACTGTAAATCTAACCTTGAGGATAAACTGCTTTGCTTCTGATAGTTTATAATATGCTGCTGCAATATCAGACCTAAGTACTAGCCAGTTGTTGCCATCATTAGCAGCCTCTGACTTGTTGAACTTAAAGTTAAGGTCTTTAATTTTAGTTGGAATCTCATACGATTCAGCAATGATTGATGGTAAGAACGCTTCGATAACAGATGCATCGTAGTAGTAGAGGTCAAGCAACTCATAGCCAACCGTCCGTGCCTTTTCGCGTTCACAATAAGTAATTGCTTTATTGCGAAGAGACTTGGCTATGAGTTTGTCCTTGTCTTTTCTTGGCAGTGCTGACCACTCTTTATACTTAACTGGGTGACTAACAAACCATATCCACAGCACCTGCTGTATGTCTTGCTGGTCAGTCATAGGGTATTTGCGCTGGTATTCGGCAGCAATAGCCACAACCATCTGCTCATACTCTTCTAAGTAGTCCACGTTATCCCTCTGCTACGCCTTCCCATTGTCGCCTTTGCACCAATAGTCCGATTATTGCATAGTTTGCTAGGTCAATAAAGGTATCTTCAATACTTTCATAGTTGGGCGTGTCGCTTTTTTTGTAGTAAAGATTTTCTAATCGTGCCATCTTGTCATGCATACGCACAAGCAGTCCATTCATTGCACCACCTGGAGCATTGGCTATGTTAAATGGGCCGTAGTCCTGGTGTTTACGTATCATAATTATACGTAGTTCAGTTAGTATATCTTCAAAATTATTCAGGTCTTTCATCAAGTATCTCCCTAGCCTGTTCTTCAAAGTCCATCATTGCTTCTTGTACTAACACTTCTTCTACAATCTCATCTCCGTGTCCTGCTTCTGACGATACTAGCACGGCTGCCAGCATAGTTAACATACTGTTTGCTTTTTGTGGGTCTGTTTTATTTGCCATCCACACATCCCTTAGTGCATTAAGGATATCTAATCCTTTGCTGTTGGAGATTGGTATGCCTATGTATCTAGGATGTTCTTTGATGAACTCCCATACTTCCTCACCATTATTAAGAAATGCATTTTCGGATTCGCTCATTAATAAACTCTGCCCCCTCTAGCATTACTATGCTGTTTACATCATGCCCTTCTGGCATCTGCACTATATTAACATTACCTAACTCTCGGCTAACCTTCTTGCCAAAATCCATACCTGCTGTGTCACCATCTGCTAACACAATTACTGTATCAAAGTCATCTAATATCTTAGAGTAAAACGGTTTCCAATTGTTGGCTCCTGGAATACCTACGGCTGGATGGTTAGTCTTGACACTAACTGTAATGCAATCTATTTCTCCTTCTGTCACACAGATATAATCTGATGCAGTAAGAACTACTTGTGCATTGAACATGCTGGTCTTAGCACCTGGCATGCCCATATACTTTGGGTCAGCATTACCTATTGCTCTGAATCTAATATCAACTACACCTGATGGCGTTATGTAAGGTATTGCTAGTCTGCCTGTGTATTGTTCATGACCTGGAAGAGCGTCCTTTACCACTCCAAGATGAAAGCGTTGCGCCTCTTCGACCGAGAGATTGCGCGTTGCTAGATACTCTGCTGCTAGATGAATCTGACTTGCGTACTGGTGCGTCGCCTGTAAGAGAAATTGTCTGTGCGAACTTGACAGCCTCACTGTAGTTACCTCCTTCTCTATGCATAATTAAATCATATACATCTCCACCAACACCACATCCATGGCATTTGAATCTTTCTTCTTCAAAGTTAATACCTGCTGATGCATGACTATCACTATGAAATGGACACTTAATTTTGCGCCAGCCGTGTCCCTCAGCAGGCACGGCTGCGCCTACATATCTTAAGTAGTCTGCGATACTATGTTTCACCCATTGCCTTTCTGATTAGGGCAAGCCAAATGTTGGCTGGCATTGTGCAATACCATTCACCAACATCTGACTTACCTTTCCGCTTGTGCAGAACTGTCCCAGTCCACGCATTATCATTTTTAATTTCTACTTCTAACTCTTTGACCCAAGCGCTCAAGTCCATGCGGACGTGGTCTTTAACCTCGATGGTCACTCCATTCACACCGCTAATATCACCTTTGTCTAGTTGTGCTCCTGCGATTCTGCGGTCTGCATATGGAAAACCATTAACCTTCAACCACTTGACAGCATCTGCTTCTGCTTTGCTGCCTTTACGCTTGGCTGCTGTACTCATTCTTGTGGCTCGTCCCTAACTTCCGTTAGTTCCCATCTACCTGTTTCTGCTTTCTTTGCACGCTCTTCTGCTATTTTTAATGATGATGCACGAATAACTTTTACTTTATATTGTGAGTATGTAACTCTATACTTTGGCATTACACTACCTCCTCTTGTTGGTATCTAACTGTTACATCTTCTAAGTACATAGACTCAGGATTAAATGACAGAGTAACATAGTTACTGCCTGTCTGGTCAGCCCGTCCGTATCTGTTTTTAACTGGGGCTACACATAGATATGTTTCATCTCCCTGTTTCATCTGTCCGATTGTAAGTACCATTGCTGGTATTTGATTGACCATGCCCTGCACTGCGCTACGCGGCTGACAAGGATAGCCATCAAAGCCTTCTTTAGTATGGTGTAGTACCAACACTGCTGCGTTGGTATCTCTGGCTAGATACTTAAGTTCTTTCATAACGGCACGCATTGCACCAAACTCATCGTACCCATCCATTGCTACATCCATTAGGTTGTCTACCACAATCAAGGTAGGACTCTTACCCCATACAGTTTCAAAGGCTGAGACTTCATCATCTAAGTCTTTTAGTGTAGGACTAGATTCAAATGACCAGAACAAATGATTGTTGAGTTGCAGTATTTCATGTGACTTGTCTGGGTTATTCTTTAGTAAACTTTCTGCTGCTGTCTGTGTCATCTTGCCAGTCATGGCAATCAAGCGCATAGCCATTGTGTGTGCATTAGTATCTGCTGAAAAGTAAAGTGTCGGATGTTTTGTTTTTGCAGCAATAGACAATGCAACTGATGACTTACCTGCACCTGGAGTGCCAGCGATTACAGTTACTTCTGCTCGACGCAGAATAATGCCAGCCCTTTCAAATGCAGCAAAGGCAGGTGGCAACGGTTCGCCACCCACCTCTGCTTTATTTATAGAGCGTTTAAGGGTTTTCACTTAATCTGTTCTGGAACAAATGTGTTCCAATCAGGTGACTGAACTGTGACATATTGATTTTTACACTTATCAAATGCACCCTTTGGTGCTGGGCAAAAGTAACCTTTGTATGGCTTACCATCTTTACCCATGCCTTGAATTGCAGTCATCTTACCGTGTGGACAATTGCGCCCACCAATGATTGGTGTTGGTGCATATTCTTGGGTAGGAACTGGTGCTCCTGTTTCAATGATGTTGCCATTGAACGCTGCTGCTACTGACTGTGCTGATTGGGCTGGAGTACCGCGTACTGCGGACTCTAGTTCTTGTGCTGCTGATGCAATTGCATGCACTGATAGTGCAATGATGTTGTCTAGTTCGTCTCCGCTTTCTGCGCGGACTGTTACTAAACTACCTGCTGCTGTCTTTACTGTGATACTGATTGGTGCTTCTGTGCTAGGCACTATCTTCTCCTTGCTCAAATGGAGTGGCTAGACCCTTCTGGTCACGCCACTGTCTTACTTTCATTGCAAACTGTACACCTTTCCATCCTTCTTTGATGTCAACCCATACTAGTTTGCATGTTCCTGTCCCTGCTGGGGCATGAATTATAATTGCTTTCTCTTTGTTGATGTCGCCCCATGTGCCACGGCTTGCCGTGTCCACCATATACGGCATGCCGTTGGCATAGATTGCTAACTGCATTGATATATTATTTGGATGGTCGATGCGACCTGTCTTGAGGTCAGCAATAAATCGCTCACCTTTGTACTCAACAACTCTATCTGGTGTGCCAGCAATCTTAAACTTATCAAGAACTGTGAACTGTTCAATGAATAGGTTGGTTAATATACTAGTTGCCTGTTCGTAGGCTTTGATGTCTGGCATCCATTGTTCTGGTACTGGACCTAACTCTAATCCTAAATCTAATTTTTCTGTCAGTGCATGTATTGCTGTTCCTATTGTTGCTGCTTTACTTGCACCTGCTGCATCCATGGCTTCTTCAATGTATGCATTAACTAACTTATTATCTTCTGCTGCTACACCTATGGCTAATAGTAGGTCTGGTCTGCTTGTTAAACCTATTGCTGCCATTCTCATTTTCCATGCCGTTAATGCTGACGCATCATCAAGACTATTAGCGATTGTAGTAGCGCGAGTATAAGCAATTGCTTTACCACCTTTAGGTGGCACAACCATTGGTCTACCGTATCTATCTCTTGCTATTTCTGTTGGCATTTGTCTCCTTGTTTAGTGTCCCGTGTTCGCAGATGGCGGGACCACCCATCCCCAAGTCTAACACATAGTAGAAATGAATAAACTCCTATGTGTTAGATAGCGCGATGGATGATGTTACTCTCGTTCGATATCGCTTACTTGTACATCTGGGTCGTGCAACTCTAAGTCGTAGCCGCTGACTTCGATGTTGTCCGTAATGATATCTTCAACTTCCTCAGGGGAGGTAGCCTTGATACCACTAATAGTAACTGTAATCTCTACAGTTGCTGACCAGGTTGTAGTAAGTACATCTGAACCGATTGACTCTAGTAATTCGTTCACGTCATCACGTGTAACTGTTACCTCA